CCTTGTTGCTGGCGTCAATATAGTCGGTGTCGCGGTAGACGCCACCGTCAAACCTGATTTTAACTTGTACGGCGACTTGAGCCTTTAAGATGCTGTCATCCTTCTCGACCCAATCCGCGCCCTCAATCTCCGCCGCTGTGAAATTTCCGTCGATATACAGACCACGCTCGACCGTGCCCAGGAACCGCTCGTAGATTGCCTCCGCCTTTTCCGCTGTGTACTCGCCGATGATAACGTCGAATGTCATGCTCCGATCGTAGACCTTCCGCCTCTTTTGCTGGTCGCCCCTCTCATTCCTAAAAATACGTTTCGAGCCGCTTCGGCCCAGGGTCTCCTCATCGAAGAGTATCGCGCCGACGTGGCTGTCGGTGTATAACGTTAATTTCTTCAGGCTGGTGATGGGGGGAGTATGGATTCCCGCATCCTTTAGCGCGTCTTTTAAAAATTGCTGACATTGTACAAACATCTTTTACTCCTCCCCGAGGGCGTCTTCGAGTGTTCCCTTGATTTCATGTAAGTCGTCTTCTGACAGTCCGAGGAACGGGCGGGCCGGAATCTTGACCCTGACCGTAACCTGTCTCTTGCGAATCCAGC